TCCGCTACAAGACTTCCGATTGTTCCTGGCACAATCCTGTGCAAATGTGCTTGACAAGAGAATAATCCCCTTACTAAAGTGCAGGTTATGGAACAGACACCATTAGAAGTAATCAAAGAAAAACTACAGAACCGCTATGAAACACAGGGATATTCAGATGCCCTGTTTAGAAATGACTTCAACCTGCTAGTGCGCCTTGGGGTACACCCAGAGGTGGCTACTGTTGAAGACCTGCAAAGACTTGTGATGAGCGTAAAGGCTGCATCAACCAAGGGAACCTACGCTGCTAGAATCAGAAGCATCTTCAAGGCTTTACGGAAGATGGGCTTGATTACCAATCAGGCTGACCTAGACCTACCGGCTGTGCGTAAAGGAAGGGGATTACCCCATCCGCTGACGCCAGGTGAGGCAGAGTTGGTTATGACCAGAGCCGATATGCCTATGAGGGATTGGTTCATCATAGGCTGTAAAGCGGGCCTACGGGCTATGGAGGTATCAAACCTTCGAGGGGTAGACCTAGAGAAGAACGAGGACGGATACGTCCTTAGAGTGGCTGGTAAGGGCGGTACAGACCTATCTGTGCCGGTTGCTGAGGTTGTCGCTCAGGTAATCTTAAAGCACGAGACCTATGGCAAGATATGGTCGGTCACACCGAATCAGTTGACCAAGATGTGCTCTGCTGAAATGAAGCGACTTGGGATACCTAAGAAGACTTTCCACGCCTGTCGTCATTACTTTGCTACCACAATGCTTGAGAAATCAGGCGGAGATTTACTAGCCGTCAGAGATTTGATGAGGCATTCAAGCGTAGCAACAACTCAAGTCTATACCCAACTAGCATCTGGCAGAACTAGATCGCTGGTTAATCTACTTTAAGGAGAACTAATGGCACCTTACGGTGACGATATTACAGAGGGCATTCCGTATGTTCTGTCCAATCCGGCAGGTGCCACCAGTTACTCATCTACAGGCGAGGCTTATGACGTAGCCTTTGCTGGTCTACCGTTCTTCGTTGCAGCATCTGACGATAGTCCTTATCGAAGAGTCACTGCTCAGTACCGTAAGCAACAGTATGACCAAACCAGAGAAGCCGGAGAGCAATCGCTAACTGGTTGGTGGCTTAGATCCCAGTCATCCTTTCATCTAGGCCAAGGCATCAAGTACTTTGAGCCAGCTCAGGATGAAGGTCTTAGATTCCAATATACCGAGTCTAAAGGTGTAGATGTTTGGACTAAGGGACAAGCAAGCCTTATCTATGATGTTGATTTAAGCCACGTAACTACTGGCCTATTGAAGTCTAACGGTAGACCTAACCAGCATCTTCGCTCTGCTAAGTGGGTTCAAAGCGGTAACACCTATGACGGTGTAATCCTGCACGACGATGGCGACATTGACAAGATTATTCCAATCATAACGGCAAGCGTTACCAACAAGGCTCTGACTTCTAACGTTGCTACCTTGACTACCGCTACCGATCACGGCTTTGCCGCAGGCTTTGAGGTAACCGTTGCTGACGTAGATGCAACCTTCAATGGTACTTACACCATCACTGCGGTTCCTACTGCTACAACTTTTACCTACGCCAAGACTGCAGCAGATGTCCCATCGGCAGCAGTATCACCTGCTGGCACTGCAACTAGCGAAATAGAACACTTCGTTGACTACGCAGGAGGCGGTGCTTACCGCGTCTATGCGATGTGCGACGATGGCGTTTATGTCTATTGGATTACCTTGATTGATGATGCCGGTACCGATAAGACCGCTATGTATAAGCGCCCTATTGATTCCTCTTCCGTCGCTACGGAAATGTTTAAGACTTCATCCGTCGTGGTAACCGACGCCTGTATGGAGTTCACCAAAGAGCGTATCGTAGCGACAATCAATAACAAGGTTTATGAGATTTCAACTACCGCATCTGCTCTACCTACTGCTGTCTATACCCACCCAGTAGATGACTTTAGTTTTACTAGCATTACCTCATCAGGCGCTGCTATCTATGTATCAGGATTCTCAGGTAGCCAGTCCAATATCCAGAAGTTTACGCTTACCACTACTGGCGCTATGCCCACCCTAAGCGGTGGTGCTATTACTGCTGCTGAAATGCCTAGCGGTGAACTTATCTACAAGATTTACTACTACCTTGGCTATATGCTTATCGGTACATCTAAGGGTGTACGAGTAGCGGCAGTAGCAGATGATGGATCTCTAGCCTATGGACCAGTAATCTTTGAATCAGAGCAACCAGTCTATGACTTTGCTGCCAGAGATAAGTTTGTTTGGTGCGCTACTAACGTAGATGGAGCACCTGGGACTACTCGCATTGACCTCTCTGCTCAGGTATCTCAGTTGGTATTTGCCTATGCTTGGGACACTTACTACTCAGCAGGCTCAGGTCATCTAACTACAGCCTGTGCTTTTATCAATGGAACAGACCGCATAGCATTCTGCACCAACAAGGTTGGCTCTACTGACGGTAGAGTCTATATTGAATCTGATACAAGACTGGTTGAGAATGGTTATCTACAGACAGGCTTTATCCGCTACAACACATTAGAGCCTAAGTTATTTAAGTTAATCCTACCTAGATTTATCTCTACTAACGGTAGCCTTGAGATTAGATCTATTGACTCTGCCGATAATGAATATCTCATTGGTAACTATGCACAAGGCGATGACATCGGTGAGACCGGTATCCCTTATCCAAACTCTGCCCAAGAGTATCTAGGATTCAAGTTTACTATCAGTAGGTCATCTACCGATAACACTAAGGGACCGCTATTCAACGGATACCAAATCAAGGCTCTGCCTGCTATTCCAAGACAGCGACTAATCCAATACCCAGTCTTCTGCTATGACCACGAGAGCGATAAGTTCGGAGTCGAAGTCGGCTACGAAGGTAGCGCTTGGGATCGTATGCAGCAGTTAGAAGCAGTTGAGAACTTGGGCGATACCATCCGCGTCCAAGATTTTAGAACCGGTGAGTCATATATCGGACTCATTGAAGAGATGGATTTCATTAACCGTACACCTACTGACAAGAGATTCTCCGGCTTTGGAGGCATATTGATTGTCACCATTAGATCCGTATAGGAGCCGTAAATGACCCCTACTGAATGGGCTGGCGTAGCCGTAGCCGCAATCACCCTTGTAACAGCCTTTGCAGGCGCTATTAGATGGCTTGTAAAGCATTACCTATATGAACTCAAGCCCAACGGTGGGAGCAGTCTTAAAGACAAAGTAGGTTTATTAGAAGAAAAAGTTGACCTATTGACAGATTTAGTCAAGGAAGCCATTAGGAGATGAATGAAACCGAAGATAGCCAAGGTAGCAAGTCCTGCTGCTATTGCTGTGCTACGCCAAGCGACAGCATTGTGGCCCAAGCGCAAGAAAGCGTCCGACGGATTATTGCCTTCATCGGCACATCTCAAGTTGAACCCCAACAGCGATCACAATACCGGCCTTGCTGTTGATTTAACTCACGACCCAGAGAATGGGGTTGACTGTGCGAAACTATTTGAAGAGTTTAAGGAAGACCCAAGGGTTAAGTATCTTATCTTTAACAAGAAGATTTGGTCTAAAGATAAGCATAAGTCTGGCAATCGTCCTTACAGTGGGAGCAATCCTCACACTAAGCATTTACATATATCTATTGAACCTGATATGGCTAGTGATACTAGCCCTTGGTTCTGGTGGATGAATCAACCTAGCCTTACAAACCAAGTGGTTGCAAAGTTGCAACCTAAGCCGAAGAAGAAGGTGGCAAAAGGTGCCAATCCTCCACCTGCTAAAGAGGCAGTGGTCTGCACCTGTTGTAAACTACATACTTGGTCTGTAAGTATCGAAAGGAAAGCAATCTAATGGAAAAGATAAAGCAAGTATCCCTTACTTGGTTTCGTGCTGCAGCAGCCGCTGCCATTGCACTATACCTAGCGGGAGAAACTGATCTGAAAGTACTAGGAACTGCTGCATTGGCAGGATTCCTTGGTCCAGTCCTAAAGTGGCTTGACCCATCTGCGAAGGAGTTCGGCAGAGGAGCAGAGTAGTTTAAGTAAGCGCGAGGCAATAAAGGCCCCAGGAGAAATCCTGGGGCTTCTTTTTTGTTGCCTAAATTTGATACTAAATTTGGTCAGGCTTATCAATAGGGCAAGG